TACAAATGTTAATTGGTTTATCCAAAGCTCGATTATCAATTTACCTACCAGTGTACCCGGTACTACTCCAGAGGCACCTAATATTCAAATCTTTATGCATCTTGCTAATTTAGAGTTGAATCAGGTTATTCCTCAGAGTGGTAAGGCGGAAGTCGATCCTCATCGTGCATCTAAACTTTTGAGTTATGCTGCTGGAATCGCCGAGATGATACCCTTCGCTTGGAGCGTTCCTGTTACCGCAATACTTAATGCAGGCGCTGCTAGCGCTCGATTTCTAGGTTATTCTCGTCCTCCGGTGGAACCAGGTGCCATAGAAGCTATGCGTATGCATACTAATCCGGCCTTAATGGGTGGACAACCGGACTTTTCCTTCGGATTGGGTTCTGATCCGGCAGTGCAACGTAGTACTCAGGAAGGTTATATACCCATGGCCAACGATAAAGATACTCGAATTGATGATCTTACTAGGCGGTGGGGCCAGTTGGTAGCTAATGCTCCATTGGATGGTGTTTTCCGTGTAGTTCCTACTGCTGCTCATAAACAATCTACGGAAGATGAGTATGAAATTACTCCTATGGGTTTTGTTACCCTAGCTTTCGAATATTGGACAGGAGATATTGAAATTTGTGTTCAGGTGGTTAGCTCTGCTCTTATTCGATGGCGTCTAGGTATTGTCATAGTAGCACCGGGTCAAGCAGTCCCTTTAACATTTCCTACGGATGGTGATTATATTACACATGTTATGGAAACAGCTGGTTCAACTTGTTTGGAGTTAGTAGTTCCCTACTTATATCGTGATCCTTATAGACCCACTACCATGTTAAATGTTTTAGCACCAGATTTACTTGATACTCGTATTACTTATTTCTCGTTAACAGCACCCACTGGTCCTTCAGCGACTCCAGTTTTTCCTTTAGTGAATTATTGGTATCGCGCAGGTCCAAATTTCTCACTAGGAGTTCCAACAGTTAAGAATCTTAGTTTGTATGATGTAGTGAATCAATCTTGCAATGGTAAACAAGCTATTGCAAATTTTGGTGAACGCTTCGACAATTTAGAATATCTTACTAGACGTTCTTCTGTAGGTATGACCATGCAGGTACCAACTGGTAATAACTTTGTTACTACTCCAGTTATGCCCGTATTACCAGGTGGATATACCAATACAAGTTCTGTGGTTTACACGAGTTATTGGACATTTCCAAGTTGGTTTGCCACAGGCTTCTTGGGTAATACAGGAGGGTACTGTATTAAAATTCATAGTCCTAATGTGGACACAATGTGCATTTGTAATTATATTACAAGTAATACCAGCACGTTATCATTAGCATCTTTTGCAATAAATTCATCACG